GCCAGACATCTTGGTCATTGACTCGCTGCAGAAGGTCAGCTCCAAAGAACTAACGGACGAGCAAGCAGTCAAGAACCTCATCCACTACCTGGCTATGGTGCGGGCCAAGTATTCGTGTGCCATGCTGATGATTCACCACAACCGCAAGAAACCTAACGATGGGCAGAAGAAAGGTGTGGAACTGTCGGATGTGTACGGTTCTACGTACATCACCACAGACGTAGACTTTGTGCTGTCGCTCAAGACCGTGGATGGGGACCTGCTGCAAGTCGACACGCTGAAGAACAGGTTGGGTGCCACGTTCGAGCCGTTCAACATTACCCGCAACCCAGACGACTTAAGCTTCACCACAGACCTGGGCAACATTTTTAACCAGTTCGCAAAGGACAATGACATTGAAATTTGATGACATCAATGCGGAAAGCTTAGCCGTGCTAACTAAGTTAGGTAACCCTAACTTAGTTATTGCTGTGGATACCGAAGCTACCGGGCTCAGTGTGGCCAGCGGCGAAGACAAATGTATCGGTGTCAGCATCGCAGCCGTCGTAGACGGCACAGCGTATAGTCATTACTTTCCTTTCAACCACCCGACAGGTGACAATTGCAGTGCAGAAGTTCTCAGCCTGCTCAAGCAGACACTAGAGGGAGACAATACCCTAGTATTCGTCAACGCCCAATTCGACATCCTGTCGCTTGAAACAATCGGTATCTACACGGAGCACACCGACATCATTGACGTGTCGGCTATGGCCCACTTGATTAACGAGAACAAACCGTACAACAAGGGCTTGGATTCGCTGGCACAGTATTACCTGAAGGTAGATGGCAAGGTCAAAGACCCAGAGATTGATAAAGAAAAGAAAACAGGCTGGCAGAACACGACTTGGCAGCAGATGTGGGATTACGCAGTACTTGATGCGGTATTGACGTGGAGGTTGTGGGACTTATTGCGCAACACGCAACAGTGGCGTGAGGTCGAGGATGTTGTGTGGCCTCACAAGCAGGACCTGATTCGTGTGTTGCTGTCGATGAAGCGGCACGGGGTACGTATTGATGTGCAGCTTGCTCAGCAGTATGTGCAGCGTGGTGAGGACCGCATGGTTCAGATAGAAAAAGAGTTGGGGATAAATCCTGCAAGCCCGAAGCAGATGAAAAAACTTTTGATTGATGACCTTGGGTTGCCGGTAGTGAAGCAGAGTGTGAAGACTGGTGCTCCGAGTTTCGACAAAGAGGCCATGTTAGCGTACGATTTGATGCTAGAAAAGCTCGAAAACCCCGTTGCGAAGCTCATTAAAGAGTTTCGGGGGTGGCAAAAAGCCGTCAGCGCCTCATACAGGCCCTATATTGACCTGGTTGATGTTGATGGTCGACTTAGGTGCAGTTATCGCCTCCACGGGACTGCTACGGGCCGACTTTCTTGCGCCGAACCCAATTTGCAGCAAATTCCAAAAAGTTCCGACAAAGAATGGAACGGTAAAGTTAAAGAATGCTTTATCCCGGAAGATGGCTACACACTTATCAATGCCGACTTCTCGCAGCTCGAATTACGTCTCGCAACCGCATACGCTGGGGAACAAGAACTCAAAGAGGTATTCAACGAGGGGCGTGACATCTTCACCGAGATGTCCAAACAGCTAGGCATGTCCCGTCACGACACCAAAACCCTCGTATACTCCATGCAATACGGGGCAGGAGAACAACGCCTGATGAACGCCTTTGGTGTCGACAAGGAAACAGCCAAACAAATCAGACAAAACTACTTCGACACCTACCCCCACTTCCGCAGGCTAAACGAACGATGCACAGCCAAAGTAGAACAGACCGGCGAAATACGCATATGGTCTGGGCGTGTCCGACACTTCGAAAACCGCAACGAAGCATACAAAGCCATGAACAGCCTCATCCAAGGCGGAGGGGCAGACATCGTAGAACGAATCATGGTCAAATGTTTTAAAGAGCTAGAAGGACCGGAGTGTCGTATGTTGCTACAAGTCCACGACTCGATTACATTTGAGGTTAAGGAATCCGTAGTACCCCAATACATAGAAAAGATACGAACATTAATGGAAGACGTCAACGCCGTAACAGGTGAGGTTGACTTCGATGTTCGATTTGCTGTCGAGGTAGAAAACTGGGTTCCACAGGAGGACGGGAAATGATTATCTATGAATGCCCCCACTGCCAATACATGGATAGTGATGCGGAGCTTGCAGAAACACACTGCATAGATAGAGACCAAAACTTATGGTAATAAGCGTAGACCCCGGCGAAACCAGCGGCATCGCCTTCTGGGAAGATGACGGTACCTTCATTAGCCGCACCACCTACGACCTAGACGACATACTAAAATTTACTGCCACCACCAACCAACCCATTAAAACAATCGTGTGCGAAGATTACAGGCTTCGACAGGGCAAACAAATGGTGCAAACAGGGTCACGATTTATAGCCGTCCAAATCATTGGTGCCCTCAAATCAATGGCGCAACGCATCGGAGCAAAGTTTGTCCTCCAACCAGCCAACGTCCTCACCGTTGCAGCCCTACATAGTGGCGTTAAGCGCCCAAGCAACCACGCCAAAAGCCATGATATAGATGCCTACAATCATGGCTACTACTACTTCGAGACTAAAGGCCTTCTTCAACCAAAACCCCTATGATAACATTGAATGTCCTCGCAGTTACCGTCCTAGCTGCGGGGACATTAAATTTTATTTAAATGGTCTTCAATTCTTTTTACAGCGTCTTTGATGCTTGACCCGCCGTTAGTTTTAACCTCATGTTCGACACCCATTAGACGTGCCTCTATCTTGTCCAACCTGTCGGGAAGCTCAGAAATAATTTCGATGGTGTGTACAACCTTAGATATGAATGGCCAAATTTTGATAAGAGTCGCGACAAGAGCGGTAATTAAAAATACGGTCCAAATAATTGGGCCGTAATCCATAAGAAATTGGGACGCTTGTTCGGGGTTCATCTCACTAAAATCCCCTACCTTCTTGATTGGCCTGTTGTTGTTCTATCTCTGCAAATCTAATATAGCTTGGGCGGCTGTAATCAATCAACCCCACACCTGTCAGCCAGTTTACAGCAGAGATAAGTTGGTCACGAGACTCCTTGTTACCCAGCTCAAACTGGAGCTGCGGGTCCATAGCACCCTTAGTCAAAAGACTGTACAGCGAACCTGTGACGCTTTGACCCGACACATTTGCAAGGTAGTTTACGCCAGGAAGCGACGAGTCAATGTAATCACTATAATCGCGGATGCGGGACTGTGTGCCCAGGCGTGTACCAGTAAGCAATTCAATAGGAATCTTTAGTGCGGGGTTTGCGTTGTTCAAAACCGTGTCGATAGGGTTACCGCTAGCAAACTGATTAAACACATCGAATGTAGTAATACCCGGTCTAAATCCGTAGTATCGACCACCGGCCTCAAACTGGGGGCCTTCCATTTGCTCCGACAGGAAGCTTGGGAACAGCTGGTCGGCAGGGAACGGGTCGTACAAAGAATCAGGATTAATGCCTGCCGCTACTGCAACGTTATATGAAGCTTTGTTGAGCGCTACGACACGCCCAGGATTCATAACAAGTGTTTCTAGCACCGCCTGTATAGCCCCACGGTTCCAGTGATAGAACGGCATAACACGGCGCAAATACTTCTTTTCTTGCACAGACAACGTAGCCATGTCGGGGTGGTACTTCGACACGCGCTCCGCAATTAAATCAAACAACTCGTCTTTGCTAATTTTCTTAGGGTCAACTGTGGTACCAAAACCACGAGTCAGAATCTTGCCCTGCTGAGCCTTTTCCAGCATCTGCAAAGCGTGCTGCATACGAACAAACGTGTCACGCCCCTCAGCAATCTCGGTAATAATTTCTTCAGCCCTACCACCCCGAGAAGCAACACCAAGAGACGTGACAGCAAACGTCTTTTCCAACGCCCGGCTAGCAGTGTTAGTAATAACATCATCATCGTCCAACAGCGGGGCGTCCACATCCTGTTTTGCCACACCCCCCTGTCGAGTCAACAAACCTTCACGCTGCCTAGCAGGAATCAAAATACCCTTACCAAAGAAAAGTTCCCGCATAAGCTCATCGGCAGTCAAAGAACCAAAACGACCACTCGACATTACTGTCGTGTTCTTAGGAATATCTGTAATGCCCTGGTAGTTCATTGCTTTAACTAAGTCGATATCGCCGTAACCGCCACGCATAGCCATTAATTGAATAGCCTTCTTGGAAGAAGACAAAGCCGCAAACCCGCCCTCAGCCAAGTAAGTCAAAGTAATATCACCAATCATGTTACGAATGTGGTGACCAGGGCGGGGCAGCGTAACCGCGTACTTCCATGTGTTAGTAATGGGGTCTAACGTAGTCCTCACAAACTTGCCAAAACCACCCTCAAACTGCTTACTCGTCTTAGCAAAATTATCGATAGCTTGGAACATTTCGGCAGCATCAGGGTCCATGTACAAAGGCTTGTCGCCCAAGTAACGCCCGTAACGGCTGTCGTCGCCCGCAACAATCTTTACAAAACCCTTCTTAGGGCTACGGCTAGCCAGGCCCAGCTCCAACGCTTTGCGCTGGAACTGAGTAACAAACGCAACCTCAGACGACAGCTGTACCATTGCACGGTTAGTGCGGTACATGAAATCCAACACATCATCTACAGGCCACGTACGCCACTGATTCAACAACTCAGCAGTAATCTCCTCCTGTGTCGGAACCCTACCCGCACGGGCAGCGTTTTCAGTAGCCGTCTTTAAAGCCAAATCCTCATCAAAGAAAACACCGCGAGGAGGCGTCCTAGCAGCACCATCCGTGCGACCCAACACAGCCGCAAACTCCATTACCTCATTAATAGCTTCGCGCCCCGCACCTGTTCTAAAAAACGAGTTACCCAACAGCACGTTTTGAATGTCGTCAGTCTGGTCAAAGAACCGGGCCATCATAGGCCGAAGGTCGTCTTCAGCTTTACGCAAAGTAGTTCCAGCAGTCGAACGAACACCCCGTTGAATGTTCTCAAATGCTTGCTGCAAAACAGTGCGCTTACCGCCTTCAACAGCAGGCTGTGCGTAAGCGTCATTCTTAGACAAAGCTTGTAGATTCTTTAAGAATGGTTTGTTAAACATGGCCATCATGTTGCCCTGAGCAAAGAACAACCTAGAGCCCCACAGCATTTCTTGTACATTCATACCGGCTTTGGCGTCAAAGAACCGCTGTAGAGGAGCAAGAATCTTTAAAGCACCCGCAACAACACTTGCCCTACCCTGTGTAGCCGCAGCATCGTGACGCCTAGCAGCGCTCAAACTAAATTCGTCAGCAATATCTGCAGCTTCGTCAGCAGACACTCGCATCCGCTCAATAATTCGAGCGGCCTCATCCATAATACGCAAAGCACCCTGCTCAGCGTTCTCCATCAAAGCTTCTTGGGCTTTCTCTACCTTGGCCTTGTTGCCCTTAGCCACACCGTCAGCTATTTCTTCAGTCAACTGGGCGGCCTTACTAACCTCAGGGCCAATACCCGCAGTGACAACGCCCTGAGCAATAGTTTGACCTAGCTCTGTCGTAGGAACAACAGTAGCCATGTCTTCGACAATTGCAGCAGGCTTAGCTGCTACACGGATTTGCTCAGCAGTTTTCTCAGCGTTACTAAACAAATCAGTAATAAACTCTGCTGCTTCAGCAGAAAGTTGCTTACCTTCCACAAGGCCACGGCTTTTGTAAGTTGTTGTGTTAGCAGTCACCACACCTTGTAATGTTTCGCGGGCCGCAACGATACCTTCCGCAATGTTGTCTAGCATTTTAGTTGCGGAAAGTTTTTTATTGCCTACTTTAATGCTGCGGCCCGCGGCTGCGGCATCTGCCAAACCATTCACCATATCCACGCCAGCAGGAGATTTTTTAGAGGTCAAGATAGCTAAGACTTCTGCTTTATTTCCAGTTTCAATAGCCCGTGCAATTGCGTAAGCAAATACCTGTGGAGGCAACGAACCATCAAAAAGCTTAGAATTTTTTTGGCCAATAGGAGACCTGGCGTTAAACCAGCTAGCAGCCAACCAGCTAGAACCAGAGCCTGTCGGCGCATCCATGACATCCGACACAGTGCGCCATGCTTGAGACCAAGAAATCTGGTGAGTAACACCATCCAACCTAAACACAGGTGCCAAACCCTGTTGTTTAAGCAAATCATCCGCTAACTCAAAAGCAACCAAAGCATCACGCTCTTTTTCACGGATAAGTTTAGCGCCCTGGAACGGCCCCCCTTGTCGAGTACCCAAGAAAATAGATGCCCCAGATTCGGTTTGGTAAAACTTGTTTAAACTAATCATCAAATCACGAATCAACGCTGCTTGAGAATCTGCGTTTAAATCTTTAGGTCTGACCGCACGACCTTTACCAAACTCCAGCTCCGTCTTTAACGTACCTTTGCGGTCATAGGGGTACACACCCTTTTGATATTTGCCGTCTAACTGGTTACGAATCCAATCAGGCAAAACTTCCGCAACAGCTTCTTTAATTGCAGCAGTTCTAGCAGCAATGTTTTGCACCACCCCACCAGAATCTGCGGCTGTCTCACGCAAACGAGTAGTAACAAAATCATCTACGTCAGCTTTGCGGCTATTAGTTTCTACGCGGGCTGCCACATTTTCAGGCGTAACATTAGGAATATCATCAATACTTCGAGACAGCTGAGCCTCAGCAATAGCCCTCAAGTTTGCATCGTCTTCAAACAAACGCAAGAAACGACCCGTCAAAGTCTGGGCACCCGCACCTGCCAAAGCATCAATAGCACCAGTCTCTTTAAGCACTGCATCAATGTCGTCCAAGAACTTAGACATAACTTTGGGATTAAACGCCTGCAAATTAGCAAACAACTCTTCGCCCAACAGCTCAGCACCACGAGCCCGCTCAGCATCATCAAGATTCTTCAGGTTGCGAACAACCGTAGCAGCGACACTAGCCTCCGCAGCCTCCTGTACACGAGCAGCCGGTGTCGTAGCATTACCCAAAAGGTCAACACCCTTACCGCTTTGCACACCCGCCGCGTAACGCTTATACGCAGGCTTCAAAACAAGCTTATTAATTGCTTCTCTAATTTCAGGCAACTTAGTGTCGCGTGCCAAACGCAAAACGTTACCAACTGACGGTGACGCTCCCAAAGGCTCAAACAAAATACTTTCCCGAGGAACAGACAATTTAACACCGGCAATAGCCTTATCAGCACCTACAGACTCAGACCACTTAGCAAACGCAATAGGCTTACCCGGCTTAGCCTTAGGCGCAGGAACAGCTTTCTTTAATCCCTCAAAGAACGAATCCAACTCACTACGCAAATTAACTTTCTTACCGCCGACAGTAGCGGTACGGGCATTGACAACCTCACGCAAAGATTTCAGTACCGACTCGCTAGCCGTGGCCCCGCCCTTGGCCGCAGTTTCTACAAGGTCGTCTGCAACTTTCTGCGACGCTTGGGCTGCGGGAAATGGGGTAGCTTCCGCATACTTAGGAATAATCTTGTAGCCGTTACTGCCGCGAGCAAGTTTAGAAGTCTCGCCCAAATTAACAAACGGTCTTGTAGTCCGAGACCGAATCTTGCCCAAAGCTTCCTCAGCAGCTTGCCTAGTAGGAAAGTTCTGCACACGAGTTTTACCGCTAACTGTCGTAGTCAAATCAAACGTAGGCTTCTCGCCAAAAGCTTTCAGGCTAGGACTAAACTGCTCAACAGGCACAACATCAGCAACTCCTGGCAACCCCACCTTTTCACCCGTAGCAATTCCCCTAGTAACCGCCCCCGCCTCTTTACCAACTTTGGCAGCGCCCTTAGCAGCCCAACCACCAGGCACCAACCACAACGGGTCCAATAGCACGTCACCCACAAAACCAAGAGCGCCTTTAACAGACGGGTCAACGTTGTTAGCAACATCTACGTAATTAGGGTCATTACGATTGTCGACATCCGACTGGCGCTCAATAATTTCTGACCAATATGGTTTATTCGCCGGGTCGTCCGAAAAGAAGCCAGTAAATGGTGAAGCTATTAAACTTCCGACAGCGGACAGCGCTTCTTTAGTTGCGCCCGCCTCATCGCCAGACACCCGCAACTCTCTAACTTTGTCAAAACGTTCGGGCAGCTCTACAGTCTTCATTGCCGGATTGCTAATAACACGCATAGGGCGTGACAGAATATCGACAGTGCGGCCCAAGAAACCTAATTCTTGTTTAGGAGCTGGGAGGTCGGGAAACTCTACCGGCTCGCCGGTGGGCTTTGCCCGCCCGCCAGTCAGTTGAGAATAGTAAAGATTTACGTATTCGCTGAACCTGTCGGAGCTAGGAGGCTGTTCAGCCATAACAACTCCTTACTAGTATCCCCTAGATTCTAGCGCGTTTAGCAGCTGTTCTGCCGTGCTTAGGTCATAAATAGGTTTTTGACCATCCTGCGGAAGAATCAAACTAAGCAAAAGCTCGCGGTTCAATCTCCGCTGCTCAAGCTCCGGCTCAGCAGCTGCCTGAGCAACATCAAAAGCAAACTGCCTTTCAGCAAGCATGTCACGGAAACTTGGTCCCTCAGGCCCCCTAGCGGAAGCCTGAGCAGCTGCCTGGCGGCCCTGCTCCTCCATCAACAACGACTCGTTCAAACGGTTCTGCAAAGCAGCAAGAACAGCAGCATTCATCTCAGTGCCCTGCTGCTGTGCAACCTGGGCCATCTGAGACCCAAACCCGCCAGCAGAAGCACCATAACGCTCTGTAGCAGCCTGACCCCCAGCTAGGCCCTGCTGCAATTGACTGACGGCCTCAGCCTGCGACAAAGCCATAGGGTTTACGACAGCAGGGGCTGCCTCCTCAATACCGAGGCGAGCAAGCTGGTCAGCTGCTTGCTGCTGTGCAGAACTGTAAGCGTCACCGACGTTACCAATAGCGCTGCCGTACACATCGCCAATACCTGTCGAAGCCCCACCATAAATGTCCTGGATACGGCCAACGTTAGCGGCAGCTTCTTCGCCCAAAGCGTTATACATAGCCTGAATCTGGGCGTTAATTTGCTGAGCTTGGTCAGTCAGAGCTTGACGATAAGCAGAATAATCGGGCCCTGAAATACCGCCCCCGCCCCCGATTACTTCAGTGGGGGTAGGCATTACTTCAGCTGGCTGGTAGTTTGCACGTTCTCTAGCCATACGTTCGCCTCCTGCACTAGAAGGCCTACGTCCCGTCAAATAAGCAGGCGCAATTTCTGGTTCGACAGGAAGAGTCTGGCTAAATGTTTGAGGAGGCACAAAACCGGGGCCTCCTGGAGCAAAAGTTCCAGGAGCGCCTCCCAAAACTGTGCTGCCTAAAGCCCTAGAAAAAGCGTCAAAGGGGTTGGGTATCGACTCTCTGTCGGGGCCCGGAACCGTAAATCTATCATCTGTAACAGGAAGCTGATTAGATTCTATTTTAAGCTGTTGCTTAGCCATTAGAAACCTGCACCTCCCGCAGCCGCCATAGCAGCCCTCAACATAGCATCACGCTGAGCAGCCTGCTGGCGCTCCTGAGCCTGTGTACGCTGCTGAGCAACCTCAGTAGCCAAATCCTGCCCAAACCTTCCACGAGCCGTCTCCATGGCCTCCAACTGCTTATTCAAGCGGTCTTGGAAAGCCCCAAAAGTTTTAGCAAAATCAGACGAACGCAAAGTACCACGAGCCGCAAACTCATCCCGAGTACCACGAGTACCGCGAGCCGCAGAACTGTACGGGTCATACACACCCTCAATATCAAAGGCACCCGACACAGGGGCTACTGCAACCGCAGGTGCGCCTGCTTCACCCTCAGCCGACAATGCCGCTGTTTGGGGTTGGTCCAGCTGCTCCAGAACATTAGGCATTGCTTCGAAGCCTTCTGCGGGGCGGTAACCGAGACCACGTAGTCCGGTCATAAAATCTTGTCCATAGCGTTCGCCTCGTGTGGTTGCCCCGGTTTCGAAGTCTTGGAGAGCGCGTTGGATAGAGGCAATTTGTGCGTTGTAGGCTGCATCACGCCAGTTCAAGGGGCGAGGCGCTTGAGGGGCGGGAGCTGGAGCGGGCTGTACGTTGCCCAAAGTTTGAGTAGGTGCGTTGTTTTTAGCTCCATAAGCAACAGGGTTAGTTACTGCTTGCTGCCCAAGAGGTAGCCTCCGCGAAGCAACATCGCTAACTCTATTTCTTTTAGCGGCTTCCTGGTCTGCTTGGCGAGGATTCATTACAGACACCATTACTTACCCCCAATAAGGTTCGTAATAAACTCCACAATGTCAAAACGCTTACGGTCAGGACCAAAAAACGCATCATTAATATCCATAGCAGGCTTATTCATACCCTCACCAGGAACCGTGCTGCCCATCTCCTCCGGCTGCATACGAGCCATGTACGCACGAATCATTGCGTCACGGTCACCACCAGCCGACGAAGGCCTGCGAGGAGGGGCATCGTAACTCTGTCGAGGCGAAGGAATATCGCCACCGTAGTTCTTCATTTGACCAGGCATAATTATTCCTTAAGATGAAGTCTTACCAGGCATGGACGACAGGCGGTTCATCATGGCACGTTCACGAGCTTTCTTCTTCATTTCCTCGTCATCCATCACAGCGCTCTTCTGCGGTGCCAGACGGTTACCCATAGTAGATTTGTCCCGGTACATTATTTAAGCCTCTTCTGTATAGCTCGGCCCCGTGCAGCTGCCATGTTGTCCACGAGGTTTGGGTACGGACGCCCAGCCGCCTTAGCACGGGCCTTAGCCTGTGACTTCTGTGCTGGCGTTAGAGATTTCCGCTCGCTCTTCGGCTTGGGATTTTTGGTCTCCCACACTTTCTGGGCCATTACGACAATCTCCTCAGTAAAGCATCGCGCCTTGCGGCTGCTTTAACGTCACGCTGTTTGTATCCGCCCTTATTAGTTACTTTACCAACAGTTGGCATGGGACGTCCACTCCCATAATGCTTCTTTCCCGCAGCATAAGCGTTAAATCCGCCGCCCCCCTGAGCAGGCCCGCTGTATTCCTTACGAAACCTGTTCATTAGGTGATTTCCTTAGACACTGTTTGCTTCGAGTTGACATACGTCATCAATGAAAACAGTCTAACAGGCGCATCCGCGTTAGTACCTGTCGTCTCAAAAGACACGGTGAAGTAGATTTGCCGGAACCGTAGCGATTTCAGGAACTTAGTGAAGACACGACGGAATGTTATCGCGGTTTCTGTGACGCTTGTCGATACAGGGGCTGCCCCAGAAGCAGGGTTTGCCCACGCATTAGACAAAGAAGCAGCCCAAGTCTGAGACAACAAAACCTGCCACGTTGTAGAAAAAGATTGTGTAATAGGATGCGCTGTGCCTACGACAGTGCCTTTAAACCTGGCATCCAAACCCCACCAAAACAGGCGCTTGTAAATAGAACTGGCCTGGTAATTAAAGTTTTTAGTTTGAATGTTGCATGTCATGGTCTCTGTTACGCCAGAAACATAGTCGTCTGTGATTTGCAGTAGCGGGGCAACCCTAGAGCCGCCAGCAGCTACCGCCGTGTTGCTGTGAGTCAAAACAATCGACTGGTCTAGGTTATTGCTCAAGTACTCCATCTTGCACAAAGAACCGTAAGTGTCCGAAGACCAGGTAGTCCAAGCCCGTGTGCGGAGACTGTACACAAACATTTGGTCAAAATATGTGAAAATAATGCGGCGGTTAAACTCCGACACAGCATAGTTATTGTGAAGCCCCACCGTACTAGTCGAAGTAAACGGTGTTTTAACGTTAATCTGTGACGCCCGGCTGTTTGTAAACTCGTACGCTTTTTCGTCATACATAAAATAAATGTAGGACTCAAACTGGGTAATCGCATACCGCGAGTTCAACCCCACAGTAGGCAGAATCAATGACACAACAGCCGCTGCAGGGTCAGTCGTGTACTGCAAACCAAACGTAGAATTAGTGCGAAAAATCAGCAGCGTGTTAAAGTACACAATAAGTTGGACAATGTTCTGACCGTCCCCCGTACCAATGTCAGCAAAATCGTTAGTTACCTGCCACAAACTAGGGTCTGCAAGAGTTCGAGACCTATACAAACGGGTACCCTGGTTTGTGCTGTCACGGCCCTCCGCAACCCACAAACGACCTTTAAACGACACAATGCACTCGCCCTCAGGCATGTTCGCGTCAGCCACAAAACCGCCCGCAACAGTCCAATACCCGCCAGGATTCGTAGACCCGACAGGGGCAGTCAACCAAGCTTTGTCATCAAACTGTACAAACCCAGCAGCCGCAATAGTATTAGTAATAAGAACCCAAGCAGAGCCGTCAAAATAATATGTTTTAGAGTCTCCATCGCTGGCAAGCAAATACGACTCAGTTTGAGACACCTGAAAAGTACCCAAAAACTCAATATCGCCCGTTGCCGCAAGTGGAAAATCAATGCCTAAATCTTGGATGGGCGGGCGGGATTTTAGCGAACCGTCCAGGTCAAGCTCAAAGTTGTTGCAGACTGTCAGCTCGTTGTCTGCAATAGCGGTAGGGTCGCTGAATGTGTTAAGGCCACCGACGAACGGGCCCACCTGTATTGGTGTACCGGGCATGGCCGCTCCTAGATAAGTTCGAACGTAATGTTAGTTTCGTACGTCATGGTGGCTGCCAGACGCTCCTGCTCCCCACGCTCTGCAACACTGGCACTGTACTCGGCCTGTTTTACAGCCATCAGCTCAGGGTTTTCGTCCATTTCGTAAGCCTTCATCAAAACAAAGTTCACAACGTCTGTAAAGCATTCGTTAGGCAGCGACAGCACATCTGTCGACACAGAAGTAATATCCGTAGGCTGTGCGTTGTACCGAATCGTCATTGTGTAATTTTTGTTCGGTTTAGGCCAGAAAGTTACGTCTCCGCCCCAGGCATACCAGAACTGGGGAGCCCCAGTCTCTGTGCCTTCGGGGTCGGCCAAAGAAATACTTTCCTCTGCCTGAGAAATGGGGATGTTACCGACACGGCGGCCATCTAACAAAAGAGACGCCAAAGAGTCAATGCGGGGTGTCACAGAAGTAAGAGAATACGTTGCAGTACCTGCGGTAACAGGCAATGTTGCTGTCGTCTGCAGAATCTGGTTTTGCTTAGAAATGTCTACTTGTGCTTCGTTAATCCAGCGCACAATATCGGCGTTAGTTAGCTGCACACCGGCTTCGTCACCGAAAATTCTTTTGACAGCATCATAAACGTCACCGACAGTCTTAGTAGGGGAGCTGTAAGTCATCGACCAAACTTCTTTCCGTTATGAGTAAATGTGTGGAGCTTGCTCCGTCCCCCGCTCATAGCGAACTCACCAAATTCTAGGATATCTTCTAATTCGTCTTCGCGCCTCTTCAAATCCATTAATTTTTTAGCATTTTCTTCCGCCTCGATACGTTTCAGCACGTTCTCGGCACCGTGGCGCACAATGTCACCGTCAAACAGCCACGCCAAAACCTTGTGAGGTTCTTTCATCTCTTCCTGCGACATGTAACGCACAATGTACTGGGGGGCGTTATCAGGGCTGTCCAGGATGGCCCAAGGCTTCTGTTTCTCCTCAGGTGTGGTCCTGTCCTTCACGGGAATGTATACAAGGCTGTACGTGGGCTTTAAGTCCTGCAAAACCTGTGCAAAATGCACGTGGTCATCGTTTACAAACTCGCCCAAATCTGAGTTGTATACGTTCGCTGATTGTCCTAAATACGTTTCCATGGGCCTAGTTTAGCTTATACCCCAGCGATTTGGCCCCAGGTAAGGCCGCTCTGGTTAACCCATTCTGTTCCGTCATAGATAAGAAAATCGTCTGCTGTTGCGCTCGTAATTTGCACGTCATCTAAATCGTGCATGTGACTACTGGGCAAAGCACGCACAATAATACGACCACTGGTGTCACTAACACGAGTAACAGCTGCAATTGGTTTACGCCATGCCGGAGCAGCAGGCTGTGTTTTTGTTAACTCGCCTGGGTTGCTTGCGTCACTGTACAGCAAATCACCAAGCGCCCAACCCGCGTAATCAGTTTTAATGTGGTCAATAAAACCAAACTGCATAACAAAACCAAAGCCGTCTGCAGCAATTTCTTGGTATGTAATACCAACAATGTAGTTGTTGTCGTAACTTCCGTTAGATGATGCTGGGGTAACAGTTACGGTGTCTCCGGCGGCCCCAGCAAACATCACAACTTTGCCTTTGCCGATAGCTGTCGTACCAGAAGCGTTTTTAACCCTAAAACCGTGCTGCAAACCCGTACGCAGGTTTACGGCATCCGGCAACCCCACAACCAAAGTGTCAAAGTCAGCATCCCACGAAATCTCGCCCTCTTCAGGGTCGTGGCCTGCCGCAGTATCAAAATCAATGTAATCAACCTCAGTCAGGTTACCGACAGCAGAACCGTCAAAACCAACCGTTTGAGTGCCACTGTCGTACGTAATAGGCAGTGTGGCTGCGACCACTCCAGTAGGTCCGGGAGGGCCAGCAGGTCCCGTGTCACCAGTATCTCCCTTAGGTCCGACAGGTCCTACACTGGCAGCAAAAACAGTCCCATCAAACAAATACAGCGTGTCGTCCGTCGTATCAAACCAAATATCGCCCGTGGCGGGGTCTGTAGGTTCCACAGTACCCACGGTGACAGTAACCCCAGTACCAGCTCCCCCTGCGCCGTTAACCCACTGACCAGAAGCCTCATCGTAAACAAGAGTCTGGCCGTCCTCCACATCGGTCAGAGTGACCGTCAAAATCTGCTTGCCAGCGTTATCGCTGTAAAACTTCCATTCATAATCCGACAGAGAAAGGCCCTCAGGCAACGCAGAAACAGCCTGGTAAAAGAGAAACTTATTTTCCATAACGCTCCAAAAGATGATGGCCCAACCCCATTATAGGGGCTGGGCCATCATTATGGCGAGGCTACTTAGGCCTCAGTGATGTCCTCGATAACACCGTGGCTGTTACGACGGTCAGTACCAAGCTCGTGGTATTCAACCATGCGAGCGTAGTATGCGTCGTAGTCACCGCTGGCGTCACGAACCTGCTTCCACATCGACCCATCGCGGTCAATGAAGTGCCAGTCCTCATCGCGGTAGTAGGTCAGTGCGTCTTCGTTGATGAACCACTGCTTGTTGAGCGGTGCGTCAACGTCAGCCACCACAGGGATTTCTCCGCTGTCAGTGGTGAACGCAAGACCGGAGAATCCACCAGTGAACTCCTGAGTGTTAACCGTCTGGCGCAGCTGCGACAGGAGGTTAAAGTACGCACGGCGAACACCGAGCGACTGCAGGATAAGAGTGGTGGAGCCACCCTTGGTGCGGATGCTGTCAACCATGTTAATCATCAGGCTCTCAGACAGTGCGCGGTTGGTGCCGCTGTTGGAGTCAACAGAAGCCTTCCACTCGGGCTCAGCCGTCGGGTCGATGTTGTAAAGCGTTCCAGAGTCGCTAACAATTGCAGCAAGACCAGTAAGCTCACGGTTACCAGAAGCCGCCACACCAGAGCCCTTGCGAACAATGATGTCAGCAGCGGCGAGAGCGGTAGCCGGGGTGGTGGTGAAGGTCACAGTGTTAGCACCAGCAGCGAGGCTCACAGAAGCAACAACCAGTCCGGTGTTGTCAACGGTGGTACCCGTCTGGGTGTCTACAACAGAACCAACCTGGAACAGGCGAGCGTCAGCCACGGGCACGGTTGCACCAGTGTTAGCTCCGGTTGCGACACCAATGGCACCGTTTCCAGAACCGTAAACCTGGCGGTTCATGTCCTTCTTAAGGTCGTTCTTCAGACCCTCGACCTCGTTGTCCAAAGCCTTAGCGAAGGCCTTGGAGTCAGTGTCGGAGAGGCTGATAGCCTGACCAGTCAGCTGAACTCCACCGTATGCGTACTTCAGACCCACACGAGCGGCAGCGTGTCCCTGCTGACCGGGGGTAGGAAGTGCCTCGGACTCGAAACGAGACCCGATACCGCTGTTACGGCGAGTGTGGATGGGGAAAGTTACGTACTTTCCGCCAACTTCGTTGGTGACACCAGAGCCGCTGCGAGTAATACGCTTCAGCGCAACGATTTCATCGTTAAGCTGCTCGCGGATACGTCCCTGGTACACCTCCTTGAGATATGACTCAATAGTTGCAAGAGTTGCAGCCATTGTCTTTCCTTTCGTTGTTGAAAGGAGATTAAACCTTTAGATTACCGACCCTGTTCAAGCGACGAGGCGATGAGACTTTGCACATCATTCCTTGACAACTTGCCGAGCGGTTTCGCCTGCTGTCCTCCAGGCACGCCTCCCGAAGTGGGAAGCAATCTTGGGGCCGAATCTCCTGGTCGCGGTACTGCGCGAATTCGGTTTACTGTTTTATCGACATACTCTTGAGCAATGTCAGACAGCTTTACTGCCTTTCCAGTGCTCTGAAGTTTAAACGCCGCCCGCATCAAAACTTCCTGCACATCATCATCCGAAAAGTCAGGATGTGCAGACTTGAGTTCACCGATTTCCTGTTCGAGAGCGACATCCGCTTCCTGCTGAACCCTCATCTGCTCCTGTTGTGCCAGGAACTCTTGCATCTGCTGTTGCTGCTGCTCCAGCTGTGCAAGACGTGGGTCGACAGGTGCTTCGCCAGTCTCATTCGTAGCTTCCTCTTCATCTACCGCATCCTGCATTTCTTGCGCAGTTTCCGGCAGTCGACCATTTTGCTTAAGGAATTCACCTAAAGCGTTGTAGATAACTTCAGGCTCCGTGTCGAGTCTCTGAGCAATAACTGCATAATTCTGCAGCTGCTCCGGTGAACCCAGCTCGTTGTACTGCTTGAGCTGCTGATTCAACGAAGAAATGCGGGATTCCGCATTCTTGTCAAAGTTCTTAAGGTCTTCCTGAATGTTATGGAAGCTAACAGGGTCGAGTTTTGAACGCAATGAATCCCAAGCAGGATTCCCCCCCGACTCGTCGGTTGGTTGCTGCTCAGTTGTTTCCTCTACGGGCCCTGAAGAATCCACAACCTCCGTCGAGGTTTCTGTCTCTGTACCTGTAGTTTCGTCCATCGTGTTCTCCTTATCGCCGTACCTCCCAGTGAGGCCCTAGCTATTAACGGATTTAATTGTACTGTATTTAGTTGTCAATCACGCACTTTATTAAGAAAGAGCGTGAATCGCGTACGTCAGGTCGTTGTAGGTCATTTTCAAGACCTCAGCGTTGGTGTACGTAGTTGCATCGATAGCCTGAAGCTCAGTACGAAGCTGAGAAACAGTCTTACGACCATAGTTTCTAGTGGGACGATATTCCTGCTGAGGAAGTGTATCGGCCACAACATCGAAATCTGCCATGGTTATACTCCTTGTTCAGGGGCCATGTCGGGTACAGCCCCATTAGGAGCCATCATAGCACCTGGGCCCATTTGAGGACCACCCTGACCGCCTTCAGCAGGCGGCTGTCCGGCCATCATCTGGGCCATTGCACGCTGCTGCAGAATCTGCTCGTGCTGGGCCACGTGGTCGGCAAACTGAGCTTTCAGCTCGTCAGGCAAAATTTCGTATTCTTGCGACATACGGAATTTGTTGTGCGTCTCAATGTGGACCTCGTGAACATCAAAGTCATCGACAGGAATCACAGCAGGCGCTGGCATGTTCTCAATTTCAGCCATAATGTTGGGGTCCTGCATGGCCTCGGGAGGCAAGCTAGCCATAATCTCTTGCATGGCCTCCATGCGCTTAGCCTCGATTTCCTCCAACGACATCATCTTCATCTTGATGTTCTCACGCTGGGCTTTACGCTCTGCCACATTCATGGTGTCCATAATCTTCTGCACACCACCAACCTCAAGCATTCTCGCAGCTGTCGGCTGGTCGATAATACCGACAGCAAACATGTCCATTACACGGGCTTCCTGAGCAGCCTTAGACTTAGCAAAGCTGGAACCGGGCTCAATACGAATGTCAGTACCAGAAGCAATGTCAGCCCCCCGCAACTGCATTGTGTCGAACGCACCATCCGCACCGATTGTCCGAATCTTACGGGGCAAGTCAACATACTGCACAAACAACTCAATGGTCTGTGTAGCAATCTTCTCAATACCCGCCTCGATGCTTTGGAACTGGGGCGTCAGATACTGGTTAGATGCTTCCTGCAAGTACGAGATAGCCGTACCAGAAGTAACACCAGGAGGTGTGTCGCCACGCGACACTTCCCGCTCACCAGAAATATCAATCCAGTCATTCAACACACGCTCCTGCTGGTCCAGGTAGTACTGGGGCAGAGGCGACAGAGGCAAAGGCTGGGGTGGTGCCATACCAGGCTTGTACTGGATAACCAGGCCAGGCTCGTTAGTCAGCTTAGATGGAACAATAGAACCCATCGGCGCAATCAGCTGTGGCTTGGCCATGCGGCGTCCGGCCTCAGAAATCTCTGACCGCAAACCGTTGTACTCTTTCTGCAGCTGCGACAGGTCCACAATGGGGCTATCAGCGTAGAACGTTGCGGTGGGGATGTGCTCAAACTTGGTGAATGGGTACATGCCGTGGCCGTAGGGGAAGCCGTCACGGTGAACGCTGATGAGAACGTCGTCAACGCTGATAATGACACCGCCCTGAGGCAGAAGCTTAGTAGCGCCAGGCTTTACCCAAGTTTCGTAAACAATGACACTATCCGGTGCCTTACTGTTACCAAGGTTGAGATAAGCCTCATCAAGGATTTGGTTAGCAGCAGAAGTACTAGGAGCCAACTTAATATCGCCAAGTTCTTTAGCGAAGTAATGTTGCGCCCAAGCCACTGGTTTAGTGTATGCGTTAATGACAAAAGGCTGGTCTTCAATGTCTTGCTCCCGTACATCAGGCACGAACAGGTGAAAAGGGGTTACGTGCCCATACTTGATGTCTCCGTACTCGCCGGAAACTTTATCGACACAGTACGGGTCCCAGTGTGTCTTAAGGAACCCGTTACCTGTAACAATGGTCCACCAGATGGCACGCGACATGTGCTGTCGCAGCTTCTTAGAGTCACTGATGGAGGTCCAAGCCTGCTCAGCTGCAAAAGCTGCACGCTGGTCCTGGTCCTCGCTGGACGCAGGAATGGCTTGAGCGGTGGGAAATGACGAGAGCATCTTCGACATTTCCCACCGAACATAGGAGCGGATACGGTTGATGGTTTTCCGCTGGTGGTAGTACGGCTTACGCGGGGTAAACAGTTTGTCTCGGTAGTCTTCAGGGAAATTACCGCGAGTCTGTTCTACCCAGTGGTGCCCATAAAACATTGACATGTTGTGAAACCACTGCAGCTGCTTTTGGCTACGAGCAGTTTTAGCCTTAGTCCATTCGGACTGTACCCAAGCAACTAGCTTTGCAGCCTCTTCGCTTTCACGGTACTTCTCAATGTTTAAACCGTCCTCAGGTAATTTAATTACCGTAGAACTCTGGGTCAACTCCAGTGAGTTCAGCGAATAGTTGTCTGGCGTCTTGGGCATCTAAGTCGTCTCCCGCTGCAAGGTTAGGGTTCCTGGCTGCAATTCTTTCCGATTCAGCCTCGTCGGATGGGTCGTAGTCCTGGTAACCACTATAATCTAAAGTTTGATTCATCGCTTGAATTTGTTGAAAAGCGAGAGGGTCGCTTGAAGCGACTAGTGCTTGCGCTTTTGAGTTCAGCTCCGTCAGTGTCTTTATCGACTTCTGGTGCTCCTGTTGCTGCGTCTTCAAGATTTCCGACTGCTGCTCCAGCAGCTGTGTGATTGCTTTCTGGCTCCACAGGTACTGCAGCACCAACAGGGACAGTAGAATCAGTGAGAACACGCTCAACAAAATTATTGATAACATCGCTTTTTAGCTCCTTCATTGCGTCGTTGTAGCCTTCTTCGTACCACTGTTTTTTCTTAAGTACAGCAGTCTGAGGCTCTCCTTCGTCAAACAGCCCAGCCAACTGAGCCATCTCTCGTAGTGCTTCTACCGACAGGTAGATTCGGCCTCGGTCAATGACGTTCTTGCTCAGGTCTACACCTGTGTCAATGAATGGGCCTTTGCTTGTCCTAGTAATCCAGCAAACACCGGGGGCGAGTGCTGGAGCGTCCGTTAGGAAGAATCTGCTCATTAGTAGTAATCTCCGTATTCTGCGATAACGGTAGGTCCGTCATCTCGTGCTCTATCTTCTGCGAACTCGACGTTGGGGTCTTCTCGCATTTTCAAAAGCAGCTCCTCGTATCTTAGCGTAGTGGGAGCGTCTTGGGTACCCGCCGAATCATCGACAGGTTTTAAATCAGGCCGTGTCGTAGCAAAGTAGCGGGCAGAGTCGAAAGCGTGGTCGTCCTTTTTGTGTACAACTTCCTGCTTATTCATCTCGTATGCCATTTTGTCTGAGCTGTACGATGACCACCGCAGCTTTTTTAGCTCACGAATAAAGTTGGCACAGTTACGAGAAATAACCCATTTGGGCCGGTCTGGGCCCCAACGAGTGTCGTTACGGCGTCTAAAATATGCTTGCATCTTTTCGATACCAACCATCACATCGTGGGGTATGCCCTCAACGTTCACGTAAACCCCGTGGAGCGCATATTCTTGAATAATCGATGTCCCAGTCACCCCATTGCGTTGTCGCATCGCAGGGTCGCCCATACGCTCTACAGAGTCAGGTTTACGGCCCCAGCTAAGCTCTCGTTGTTTCACCAGCTGTGCGTGCTCCGACACAATCATGTTTGACTGGTAATGCTCCGCAAACGTCACAATATCCCCTGTCGGAGACACTGCGTGCCACAACCAAGCCGTCGGGTTATTCAAACCGTGGTCGACAGAGGCGTACACAGCCCAGTTCTTAGGCACATCGCCAGGACCAAAGTCCACTAAATAACGGTCAATGTTTTGGCCAAAATCAGGAAACACCAAACCACTACGAGCAACAAAGTCACCCTTCTCACGAATATCCCGCTCTTCCTTGTTCATCCCCATCATGTAAAAGTTCATGTCGTCATTGTCAGCCTCAATGTACGGGTTCTGCTCAGCCGACAAAGTAAACGTGTCAATTTCCTCTGCTTTGCCCTCTTTTGCAGGCTCCCACAGCAAATCAAACGTCCAACCCATACCCTTAGTTGGTGTGGCCGCAATAACCCAAAACCCGTTGTAGTCAATTAGACGCATCATGGACTCGTTAAAAATGTTCTGAGGGGGCTCCTCGTCAAAGAAGATTCCGTGACGAGGAACACCACCCAGCTTCATCATGTCCATACCCCAGGTAACAAAATCAATTGTTGACCCGTTGTCGAACGTCAGAATGTAGTTGGTTGCATCCCAACTCTTAGACCAATCACCATCCTTAAGGTAGGAACGTGGTATCCACCTTTTCATTTTAGGCAAAATAATCTGTTCGATACCTTTGGCAACGTCTACAACGACAAACCTAAGCTGTACAGGTCCAGACCCCCATGAAGGTGGGCGCTTAAGAAATGGGTGAGTATTTGTAGCCCACCAGATAGACTCAACGACTTCAGCGTCGGTTTTTCCTCCACGGTTACCTCCAGAAATAAACCGCCCACGTTTGTCAGATTTATGAAACCTGAGCTGCTCCGGGTAATCCCTTTCCCCATAATTAAGAATATTGGGTTTGTGAATTGACTGGTCAAGCTCAGCAACGGCAAGCTGTAAAAGCTCAGCCGGTGTCGGTTGTCTCTGCTTCGTAGGCATTACGCCGTCGAGTTGTCAGTGGCTCCGAGACGAACAAGAATAGCATTAACCGACAAACGCCAAGCATCCGTTGCCCGCGAACCCGCAATCGTTTGACCCTCCAACAACAAGGCAGAGTCACCACCATCATGTACGTGGTCGCCAGGAGCTGCCTGGTTGGGGCCGGGGCCTAAAGTGTGGTGCTGTGCTTCTGCACGGGCATCCAAATCACTATTCGTGTGAAAATCCTCCACAGCTTGTGCGGGAGGTTTTGGGTTTTCGTCAGCACCAAACGTGCCGGGGTTATCGTCAGACGACAACATAGACATAACTACCTCCTAAATGCTTCTCATTGTACTCGTAGCCTCGCTTTTACTGCCACGTTGCCACTTGCCACAATCCGCACACTTAAACCTGCGGTACTGAGCTGTAGCCGTAGTCTCCAAACCACGAGACTGCAAATGGTCCGACCCGCACGATACACAAGCCTCAGGCCTGCCATCAATAAGGGCTCGGTTCGGGTGATTCTTAATCCACGGCAAAAACTTTTCATACAAACCAACAAGCAAGTTTACGTCCTGAATCTGGTACTTTTTCATCTCACGCCAAGCCTTATCATCGCCTGACATGCACTTAATCCACAGCTCAAACCCGCTGTGCTTAACCTTCGCCCCCATACCAAGCTTCTGAGCAACATAATCCAGCTTGTTAGACGGGAACCGAAACCGTTGCTTAGCGACACGCATCAAATCAATTTCCTTATGCGGAGACGGAGGCAGCATGTCGTTTTCAATAAACTCGCGGTACAAATGCTTCACATCAAAGCCCGCACTGTTCCAACCCACAACAGCATCAGCATCATCTAAAAGCTCATGTATAGCTTTAAGCATGTTGGCTTTACCATCGTGGTGGACTGAGCTAAAGTGGACTTTACGTTGCCCATACCAGCGGGCACCGAAACAGATAACTTCGGTAGAACTAACCAGTTGATTTATCGAAACGTTCTGATTCCATAGACCCCACACGTAAGCCAAGTTTGGCGACGTTTCAAGGTCTAACAAAAGTATCTTCATAAATGTCCTAACCGTCTGGACAATCTTAGCGTAAAAAGGAGCAAAAAATGGATAATGTCGAGTTTGTTGGTGGAGTAGCGTGTCCCGTAGACCCAAT